CATCAATTTTAACACTAGCTCACAAAAAAGGCACGACGAATGACCAGGAGAAAAAGAAGCGACGGCGCAGGCCAGGCCGACATCGTCCGCGATGCGCTAACAGGCGCGCCCCCTCCGCCAAACGGCGTTAAGATCAGCAAGGCGGTCCAACCGTTTTGGGAGATCGTCACCACGGCCAAAGCCAAACGCGCCTGGACCCCTAACGACTTGGTGCTCGCGGCGGATACCGCGCGCGCAATGTATCGGCTCGAAGTTGTATCAAAACAAATAGAGAAAGATCTTCCGCTGTGTATATCATCACCTACGCCCGAAGATCAGCGCCACCTAAAAACGCTAGAGGCGCAGGCGGATATGCTCGCGCGGCGGGTTAGGTTCTTGAGCTCGCACCTGCAGATTCACACAGAGGCGACGCAGGGAAAGTCCCGAGAGCAAGTGGCCCAGAATAAGACGCATAAAGATGCCAAAGAATTCGCCGACGCCACCGATATTGATGATCTAATTTCAAGGCCCGCGCACTAATGGCTAGAACAAGAGGCGAGAAGGTAATAGCTTTTATTGAAGAATACTGTCTAGTGCCCGAGGGCGACAAGGTAAACCAGCCCGTCGTACTGGCGCCTTTTCAAAAAAAGTTCATCCTGGCAATTTATGACAACCCGCAAGTCACTGACACCGCTATACTTTCAATCAGCCGCAAAAACGCCAAGACTGGAACTATAGCCTTTATCCTTTTGGCGCACATCGTTGGCCCGGAGGCTGTACAGAACTCGCGCATAATATCGGGGGCAATGAGCAGGGAGCAAGCGGCAGAGGTTTACAACCTGGCGTCTAAATGCGTGATGCTGTCGCCCAGGTTGAGCGAAATAATAAAGATTGTACCATCAGGCAAGAAGCTATTGGGCATGCCGATGAACGTAGAATACCAGGCTATAAGCGCCGAGGGCAAAACTGCCCACGGTAAGTCGCCGATCCTGGCTATATTAGATGAGGTCGGGCAGGTCCGCGGCCCTAGATCAGAGTTTGTCGATGCAATAACCACGGCGCAGGGCGCGTATGAGAACCCGCTACTGATTTATATCAGCACTCAGGCCGCGACAGATGCCGATTTGTTTAGCGTGCTAATAGATGACGCGCGAAACAACAAACACCCGAAGACAGTTTGCCACGTTTACGAGGCGGACCCGAAAGCCGATCTGCTAGACGAAAACGCCTGGCGCGCGGCAAACCCGGCAATGGGTCTTTTCAGATCTGAAACAGACATGAGGAAGCAAGCAGAGAAAGCGGCGCGGATGCCCAGCTTCGAGTCCACGTTCAGAAATTTAAATCTAAATCAGCGGGTCTCTACGGTTTCGCCGTTTGTCTCCAAAAATATATGGCAGGAATGCGGGCAGGCGCCCAGACCGCTCCAAGGCGCGACGGTTTACGGCGGGCTGGATCTATCAATGCGAACGGATTTAACCGCGCTGGTGCTCGTGGGCGAAGACTCAGAGGGCAATTTTGACGTTTGGCCCTACTTTTGGACGCCCCAAGTAGGGCTCGCGGACCGCGCAGCGCGCGACAGACAGCCTTATGACCTGTGGGTGAAGCAAGGATTCCTAAGAACCACGCCAGGCGCGACCGTCGATTACGAATTTGTGGCGCATGAAATAGCCGAAATCAGCAGAGAATGCGAGATTGTAGGCCTGGCGTATGACCGCTGGCGCATAGATTTACTCAAAAAAGAGTTTGAGGGCATAGGCCTAAGCCTTCCGCTGGTAGAGTTTGGGCAGGGTTTCAAGGATATGAGCCCCGCGCTTGATTCACTAGAGGCGCTATTCTTGAATTCTTCTATAAGGCACGGGATGCACCCGGTGCTGACTATGTGCGCGGCAAATGCGGTAGTAAATAAAGACCCTGCAGGCAATAGAAAACTTGACAAATCTAAAGCATCTGGTAGAATAGATGGTATGGTTTCTTTAGCGATGGCTATAGGCGCGTCGGTGAAAGCTGTCGATAATACCGAAGCTCCGTCACCCTGGGAAGATCCCAATTACTCAATATTAGGATAGAAAATGGCCTTTTGGGACAGAAAAGAGACTAAAAACGCGGCGGCCGAGACAGAAAAGCGCGCCATAAGCCAGACCTCTTCTGAGTTTATGCGGGTTTTTGGTGTGGACGAACGCGAATCAGCTAGCGGCGTCTATGTAACCGTCGATAAAGCGATGGGCGTGCCCGCAATTTGGGCCGCAGTTAATTTTCTATCCGGCACAATAGCCGGCCTCCCGCTAAAGCACTACAGAAAAACCGCAAGTGGCCGCGAGGAAGTACCCGGCAGGCTGTCGAATATACTGCACAACGCCGTGAACGAAGAGACGAGCTCGTTTGAGTGGCGCAAATATTCATTTGATCGCACGCTAACAACCGGCAGGCAGTATACTTATATAGAACGCATCGGCGGCGAGATTGTTAACCTGTTCCCGCTAAACCCCGAGAGCGTAACGGCTAAAATCGTATCGGGCCGCCGCGTCTATACGTTTGCCGAGGATGGCAAGCGCTCAAGAAACTACAAAGCCTCCGAAATTATCGACGTACCCTTTTGCATTAAGGCCGACATGATAACAGGCCTCAGCCCTATTATAACAAATCGAGACACGATCGGGCTGGCGATAGCGGCAACAAACTACGGATCTAAATTCTTTGAAAATGGCGGCGTCCCGCCGTTCGTAATGACGGGCAATTTTACCTCAGCCGAAGGCTTAAACCGAGCGGCTGCAGATCTTCAGACAGCCGTTAAGCAATCAACGCGCGACAGCCGCCTGGCGCTTACTCTCCCTGCAGGGCATGAGATAACACCCATCGGCGTGGACCTGGGGAAAGCCCAGCTAGTAGAACTAAAGCGTTTTATTATTGAGGAGATAGCGCGCATCTATTCTTTGCCGCCTAACTTCTTGCAAGATTTAACCCGGGCGACATTCTCTAATGTTGAGCAGCAAGATTTGCACCTGGTTAAGCATACGATCCGTAGGTGGATTGAGCAAACCGAGCAAGAGATGAACTTGAAGCTATTCGGCCGCGACAACGTAACCGACTATGTAGAGTTTAACCTGGACGGCTTACTACGCGGTGACTTTAAAACGCGCATGGACGGCTACGCCACGGGCATTCAAAACGGCGTGCTAACACCTAACGAGGCCCGCCGCCAAGAGAACCGCCCAGACGCGGACCAGGGCAACGACTTAATGATTCAGAGCGCAACGGTCCCGCTAGGCTCACAGCCTGTGGCAGACGAAACACAACCCCCAACACAAGGCGCAGAAAATGAATAACGAGTTTAGAGCGGGACTTCCGGCTGAAATCAGGGCGGAAGGCGAGACCGTTAAGGTCAGCGGATACGCTGCTGTCTTCAATCAAGAAACCGAAATCGGCGGGTCGTACCGGGAAGTTATCGCGCCAGGCGCGTTCGCTGAGGCGATCGGCCGCGACGACGTGGTTTTTGTCATTAACCACGAGGGGCTGCCACTGGCGAGAACTCGCTCGGGCACGCTGACACTGCGCGAAGACGAAAAAGGTTTGTACATGGAGACCGAGCTTGACCCTACGGATCCGGATGTGATGTCGATCCTGCCTAAAATGCGGCGCGGCGACCTGGACAAAATGAGCTTCGCCTTCTCACCATCTCAGCAAGACTGGGACGAGAGCGGCGAAACGCCTCTGCGCACAATCCGCAAAGCGTCTTTATACGATGTCTCAATTGTTACGAGCCCCGCGTATGAAGGCACGGACATAGGGTTGCGTTCGCTAGAAGAGCACCGCGCAGCGAACGCGCCAGAAATAGAAGCTCAGTCTAGCGCAGTAAACGCGTCTAGAATGAGGATGAAATTGTCTCTCTCTGAGACGAAAACAGGCTAGCGAATCCCGCTGACTTGTTGCCCAAACTTTCGCCAGATGGGCGCGGCATTTTAAAATAGGTATTCAAAATGAGCACTTTTGACATAAAGAAGCAGCGGGAAACACAAGCAGAACTTGCTACCGAAGCCCGCAAAGAATTAGATTCGATTACAGAAAAGACTAGCGAGAGCGAAGCCAAAGAAATCGAAGCGCGTTTTGACGCCCGTATGGCCGATCACGATGCTATCGACGCACGCCTAGTGCGCGAAGCTAAAATCGCAGACGCTGAGAAGCGCGCTGTCGAAGCACGCCGCCCGGTTGCTGGTGATTCTGTAGACGCCGGCGTGGAGTTAATCCCTGCTGAATACCGCGAAGTTTTCGCCAAGGTAATTTGCGGCCAGCGCTCAGAACTAAACGCTGACGAGCTCCAGGTACTCAAGCGCGGCGCTTCAGACTTCCGCACGCAGACAGGCGGCTCAAACACGGCTGGCGGTTTTACTGTGCCTACTACGCTGAAAGATGAGATCGTTAAATCTATGTTGGCGTTTGGCCCGATGTATTCAGAAGATATCGCGACTGTGTTTACAACGAGCAGCGGTAACCCGATGAAAATCCCAACGGTTAACGACACGCTGTCGGTAGCAGCAGCTCACGCCGAAGGCCAGCCAGTTGTTGACAATAGCACGAAGGACGTTACTTTCGGCCAGAAATCTCTCGACGCTTACGCGTTCGATACCGATTTTATTCGTTGGTCTTGGGAATTGGATATGGACAGCATCTTCTCAATGGAGCAGCTACTTGCCGCGCTTTTGGGCGAGCGTCTAGGCCGTATTGCAAACAACAGGCTTACCGTTGGTACTGGCACTAACGAGCCAAACGGCATTGTTAGCGCTTCTACTCAGGGCGTCCTCTCGAATTCAGATGCGGCAATCACGTTTGACGAGATCCTCGACCTAGAGCACTCAGTCGATCCCGCATACCGCGGCTCGCCGAAGTGCCGATATATGTTCAACGATCAAACTTTGCTAGCGGTCCGTAAACTGAAAGACGGCGACGGCAATTACTTATGGCAGCAAGGCAACGTCGTTAATGGCGCGCCTAGCTCTTTCAACGGCCGTCCGTACAGTATTAACCAGTCGATGGCTGGGATTGAAGCTAACAAATTACCGATGGTATTTGGTGACTTTAGCAAATATTACGTTCGCAAAGTCGGCGCGCCTGTTATTGGCGTTATGACTGAACGCTTCTGGCCTGATATGGGCGTGGCTGGTCTTATCCGTTTCGACGGCGAGCTTGGCGACACTGCCGCAGTAAAACACCTCGCAATGTCTGCGTAGGTAAATAGTATTAAGCCCTCCCCGCAATATCGCGGAGGGGGCTTATTATAAAAAGGTTTGTAAGATGAAATTAAAATTATTAGTTTCTCGCTGCGGTCCTGGACTCGTTCAGAATGCCGGCGACGAGATAGAAGTCGAAGACGCCCAAGCCGCGAGAATGATCGCAGGCAAGCAGGCGATAGAAATTAAGCAAGCGACGAAAAAATCTTTCGCCGTGAAGACAAAGAAAAGCGAAAAGGCGACCCGAGATTAATATGAGCGATTTAAGCCAGGCAGATCTAAAGCG